TGGTCAAGGTTTAGATTTAGCCGTAGGTAATGCACAAGCTTCTATACCTAAAAATGTTCCTGTAACAGGAAACGAATTTGATTTAGCAAAAGGTAATGTAACTGTAACAGCAGGAGCTGTACCAACAATAGTTGGTAATAGAGCTAATATAGCTACAGGTAATGTAACAATTATTGGTAAATGTAACTTATCTGTAACAGGTAACAGAGTAAATATAGCCCTTGGTAATGCAGTTGCAAAAGCAAATGCCACTGCGGTTGTGACAGGAAAAAGATTTAATATATCAACAAGTGACGTTACAATAGTAGCTAAAGCCAAAGCACTTCCTACTGGTGAAGGATTTGAGATAGGAACATCTGATGTCTTGATTAGAAAGTGGGATGGAATAGTTACAAATGCTAGTCAAGTTTGGAGGAATATACCGTAATGTTTTTTGGAGCAACACCTTTCGCATCAACGACCTTTGCTGGAGTAGGAATACAGAACGTTGTAGTACTACCAAGCGGTAATAGATTCAATATTAGTGTAGGAAATACGTCAGTTAGCTTTGGAGTCAGACCAACAGGCAACAGATTTAAACTTGCAAATGGCACTGTTTCTGTGATATCATGGAACGATATAAATCCAAATGCATCGGGTGTTTGGGTCCCTATTGACCCACTTAACCCATAAGGAGAAATATGGCATCAAGTACATCAAGTGATTTAAAATTAGAATTAATAACTACAGGTGAAAAGTCAGGTACCTGGGGTACAATTACAAATACAAATTTACAGATATTAGAACAAGCAGCTAGTGGATACATAAGTATAGATGTTGGATCTGGTGATGTAGCTCTATCTTTAGCTAGTCATGCTGTGTCTAATGGTAAAAATCTATACTTCAAACTAACAGGAACTTTATCAGGAAACAGAAATGTAACAATGCCTGACTCTTCAGAAAGAGTTATTATAGTTCAAGATGCAACAGCTAGGTCTAGTAGTAATTATACTTTGACAGTGAAAACAGCATCAGGAACTGGTATTGCTTTATCAGCAGGATCTACTTCTGTTTTATATTCTGATGGCACAAATATAAATTTAGGTATAAGACAAAAAGGATATTACACAGTTCCTTCAGCATACACTGCAGTGGATGGTGATCAACTTTTAATAAATACATCAGGTGGTGGTATAGGTTCTTCTGTAACAGTAACACTACCAGCTTCACCGGCTATAGGTAGTGAGGTTACATTTATAGATAGTGGTAATGCTTTTGGATCAAACAATTTAACTGTGGCTAGAAATGGTTCAAACATATTAGGAGCTGCATCTAATTTAGTTGTATCAACAAACGGCGCTGCCTTTACTTTAGTATTTGTAAATGCAACAAGAGGCTGGGCATACAAAGATAAAATATAGGAGCTAATGCATGGCTCTAATTGATTTCAAATTTAGACCTGGAATAGATAAACAAAACACAGAAGCAGGAGCAGAAAATCGTTGGATAGATTCTGACAACGTAAGATTCAGATATGGTCTACCTGAAAAGGTTGGAGGTTGGGCCTCACTTGTAACAGATACAATCGTAGGTGTAGCTAGAGCACAACATGCTTTTGTAGATTTAGATGGTAATAGATATGTTGCAATAGGAACAGATAAGTTTTTATTATTATATTTTGAAGGTCAACTGTATGACATATCACCTTTGAAAGCTACAATAACAGGTGCAACAATTGCAACTACAAACGGATCACCTACATGTACAATTACAAAAACTTCACACTCTTTATCTGTAGGAGATATTATTATATTAGATAACGTTACGCTACCGGGAGGTACAGGTTTTAGTAATTCAGATTTTGAAGATAAAAACTTTCAAGTAATAACAGTTCCAACAACAAATACATTTACAATTACGCAAACATCAAATGCATCAGGAACAGTATCAACTGGTGGTAGTCTAAGTATAAAACCATACGAACCTGTAGGACCAAGAGCACAGTCATATGGTTATGGTTGGGGTATTGATAGTTGGGGTACAGGTAACTGGGGTGAAGCTGCATCTGCATCAGATGTATCACTAGAACCTGGTCTATGGTCACTTAGTAACTTTGGTCAAGTATTGATCGCAACTATTGCAAACGGTAAAACATTTACATGGAACGCCGGTGATGGTGCTAGACTTACTACAAGAGCATCAACTACAACGACTAACTTTGCAACAGGAAACAATCCTACGGCATCAAGGGTCACGTTAGTATCACCTACAACTAGACACTTAATTCATCTTGGAACAGAAACGACAATAGGTAATACATCAACACAAGACGATATGTTTATAAGATTTTCTGATCAAGAAAATATAGATAGCTATGATGTTACGTCAATTAATTCTGCTGGTTCACAAAGACTACAAGACGGTAGTAAAATTATTGGAGCACTAAAAGCAAAAGAGAGTATTTTAGTTTGGACAGACAACGCTTTGTATACAATGAAGTTTATAGGTGCACCTTTTACATTTGGTTTTGAACAAGTTGGTACAAACTGTGGATTGATAGGTAAGAATGCAGCTGTAGAAATAGATGGTGTTGCATTTTGGTTATCACCAAAAGGTTTCTTTATGTTTGATGGTACAGTTAAAACATTACCATGCTCTGTAGAAGATTTTGTTTATGATAATATTGACACTACAAAAGGTCAACAGATAGCAGCCGGTCTTAATAATTTATATACAGAAGTTGTTTGGTACTATCCAGGAGTAACATCTGAATATAATGATAAGTATGTAGTTTATAACTATGGAGAAAATTGTTGGTATACCGGGACAGAGGCTAGAACAACATGGATAGATGCAACCATCTATCAAAAACCTTTTGCTACCAAATATGATTCTAATTCATCAGGATCTTTTCCGGTGATAGTAGGCCAGTCAGGTCTAGGTCAAAGCACATTCTTTGAACATGAAGTAGGTACAGATCAAGTTAATCCAAATGGTACAACTACAACTGTTACGTCGTTTATCAAATCTTTTGATTTTGACCTACAACAAAGACAAAAAGATGCAAGGGGAAGATCGTCAGGACCAAGCCTTGCAGGAGAGATATTCTTAGCTGTAAGACGTTTTGTGCCTGATTTTAAAAATCTAGAGGGTAATGCTAAAGTAACATTAGCAGTTAAAAGATACCCTCAACAGAACGATACGGTGACTAGTTTGAGCCCCTTTACAATTAATGCTAGTACTGATAAAAAGGATACTAGAGCAAGAGGAAGGTTTGTTAATCTAAAGATAGAGAATGATTCTGTATCGGAATCATGGAGATTTGGGACATTTAGGTTAGATATACAACCTGACGGGAGAAGATAATGGCAAAAACGTTATTTGAATTAGTACAGGATTATTTAAATAGAAAAAATCTACCAGAGACTTTTACATATGGCTCATCTGGAAGCGGTGAAAACCAACCACCTGTAGATGATGATAATGTAATTACTACACCTGGAATACCAAATGCATTGCTTGGACGTGACGATGGTCCAATGAGTGCTTTTAGTGCTACAAGAAAAAAAGTATTAAATCCATTTTCTAGAATAAGTGATGTTGTTCCTGGCATGATGGGCAAAGGATTACAAGCTTTACAAGATCTTCTTCCTGTTAATAGAAGAGCAATATTAGAAAATCAATTAAGAAAAGAAAATGTATTTACAGATGATGTAGGTAGAATAGTTGCAAATCCAACACAAGATTATAACACGATAGAAAATGTAATGGCCGGATATAATGCCAACATGATAACTCAAGATACAATTGATAAAAGAGTCGGTGATATAGCTGATACATTACGTGAAAAATATGATTTAAGTAGAACTGAAATACAAGGTATTATTGATGGCACTTTGTCAGCAGAGCAGATGGCTGCTGTTAATGCCAAGGCTATTATGCCAGGCACTAATCAAACTACAAATTTAATTAAACAAATAAAAGCTGTAAGTGATTATGGTAAAAAATTTATAGGAGATAAAAAAGTAACAGGGCCTGGTGGTTCACAAACTGAAATAATACCTTCTGATTTTATTAAAGAAGTAGATCTTATAGAAAATGCATTACAGGCACAAAAAGATAACGTAGATATATTAGATGATTTTGGTATTGTATCTTCATCAGCTGTACCTGATATTGTTGGTGGAAAAACAAAACTAAATACAATTGTATCTACAAAAGATGATGATGCTGGATTACCAGAACAACCTTTTCCTTCCTTTAGTCCAGGCAAAGGTTTTATAGATCAAGGAGGTCTTGGAGAGTTTGGACTACCGGGCCCTAGTAGAATAGCAGAAGTTGCTCAACGAAATAGAGAAGAGGGTGAAAGAATTATAGCGAATAGAAAAAAAGCTCAAGAAATATTAAAAAAACAATCCGCTGGTTTGGCTGCCATTGGATCTGGCGGTGGTGGACAAGATTCAGGAAGAGATGATAGCCCAACAACAGGTGGTGGAGGATTTGGAGCTGCAGACTTCGGTCCTGGAGATGATAAATATGGAGCTTTATAATGGCAAAAATTAACGTTAGAATACCAGAACCAAAAGAACAATATGATGTTTCTAACCAGAAACAAATAAACAGAACTTTATCTGGTATAGTAGAGCAACTAAACTCTACATTTTTAAATGATTTAAAACAGGAGCAAGAAAGATTTTCTTGGTTTTTAGGTGGCTAATATTTATACAAACGCAAAAGCAGATTTAACAACTAATAATTTGACAACTGTTTTTACAGTGCCGTCAGATACTAGAGCTATAGTAAAATCTTTTATAGTATCTAATGACTCTTCATCAAACGATGATATAGAAGTAATAGTTGTAGATACAGCAGATGTTGCATATAATTTATTTAAAAGTAAAACTATTAGTGCAAATTCAACATTAGATTTATTAACAAATCCTTTAATTTTGACAGAAGGAGAGATACTTAAAGTTCAAGCAACCACAGCTGACAGGTTGCATGTTATTATATCTATGTTACAAATAAACAGAGATTAGGAGAATATATGTCGTTTAAAGAACCAGGATCAGTTAGATACGAAATGATAGATGGTAAAAAAGTTCCTATCATAGAGTGTGAAGCTGAGATAACTGTAATTAATAAAAAAACTAACAAAGAATACGCATCTGATAAAGAAGCAGAAGATGATATTAACAACCCAGATACTGATACAGTAAAAGAAGATATACTTAGATCAGTAAAAATAAGAGTAGCAGCAATGCCACCGATAGGAGCAGCGTCAGACGAATAATATGCCAATATCTAGAGGAATGATGGAAAGACAATTACGTATGGGTGGCGGTATTATGAATATCGTGCCTAGAGAAGAAGCATTTTTAGGGGGACTTAAGAAAGCTATCAAAGGTGTTGCTAAAGGTATTGGTAGTTTTGTCAAATCTGATTTTGGTAAAGCTGCTTTATTAGGAGCAGGAGCTTTTGGATTAGCAGGAATGGGTCCTTTAGCAGGATTACAAAATACAAAATTAGCCTCAACATTATTTGGAATGGCAGGACCGGGAACGGGAGGAGCAAAAGCAGGAGGAATATTTAGTAATCTATTTAATAAAATTTCTGGTATGAGTTTAGGCAAAAAATTAGGATTGGGTATAGGTATTAAAGCTGCAGATGATTTAGGTATATTTGAAGGATTGAATGAACAAGAAATAGAAGAATTTAAAAAAGATCCAGAAAAATTAAGAAATTATTTAAATTTATATTTTACAAATTTAAAT